ACATTAATTTAAAAATAAGTTATGGCCGGACCTTTTGATTTTACAGGTCAAAATATAGAAACAACATACCATAGAGTTCTTCAAACTGATGGTACTGATATATATGATGGAACTGGATCCTTATTTACCATCACTGGGTCAAATAATATCAATACAGGTTCTTTAGTAACTACATCATCATTCAATACTTTTACTGCATCATATTATACAGATAGTGCATCATTTAGTTCAAGTATTTCATCACTTTCAGGTAGTTTTGTAACAACTAGTGGTTCATTTTCTACACGTATAATTAATTTAGAGAGTTTTAGCTCATCGCTTGATGTATCTTTTGCAACTGACGCAGAATTAAACGCAGCTACAGCTTCTTTAAGTGCAAGTATAGCTAATTTAAGTTCAAGTTTTGAAATATTTAGTGGATCATACAATACAGGTTCATTTACTGGATCTTTTACTGGTACCTTAACAGGTACTTCTTCCTACTCAACTAATGCTATAAGCGCTTCATTTGCTACTACATCCTTAACCTCAAGTTTAGCTTTAAGAGCATCTGGTTCATTAACTGGTTCACTTTTAGGTACTGCTTCATTTGCTACAAGTGCTACAACTGCAACAACTGCATCTTTTGCTTCAACAGCTTCATATGTTAATCCACTCACACAAGATGTAATAATCACAGGATCTATATTTGCATCCGGGTCTATAGGTGGCATTGATACATTAGGTACAATTGGTGGTGGCAAACCGGTTTTATTTGATACCAATGGTACGGTTCGAGTTCAATGGGCAAATGGTGTATTGGTAGATACCGCTGGAAATACATCAATAGATTGGGAAAACAGAGCAGCTTACGATAGCAATACAAATACATCACTAGATTGGGGAAATAGACAAGCTTACGATAGCGTTGGAAATGTATCACTAGATTGGGAAAATGCACAATTTTATGGTACTGCTTCATTTGCAACCACATCATCATTTGCAACAACTGCTACAACTGCAACAAGTGCTTCATTTGCAACAACAGCCCCAGTAGGTATTCACGCACCAAGAATACCAGGATCTGGTGGATTTATAAATGCACTAATGGTAACCAACCAACAGTTACTTTCAGTTGGACAAACAGCAAATGCTTTACGATGTTATCCATTTTTTCCAATGAAAACTTTTACAATTGTCAGTTATTCATTCAATGTTACTACGGCGGTTGCAAGTTCAAATGCTAGAATATTATTTTTTAGTGATCTAAACGGTGCCCCTAATACAAAATTACACGAATCAACAAATATAAGCACAAGTACTACGGGGGTTAAGACAGTAATACAATCATATACATTTAACGCCGGTACTGCATATTGGTTATGTGTTCATACAAGTGCCGCTATTTCTATTCATACTCATGGAACAGCCGGGGGATTTGGTTGGAATCAATCAGGAGCAGGTAACCAACCAGTAAACCATATTTTATATTCATACTCTTTAGGTTCTGTACCATCAACATTAACAACATCTGGTGCAAGTTACCCTGCAATAGGAGTTAATTTTTTACATTTAATATTTAATTTATAATGGCACAAATAAGACACGAAATATACGACGAAAATGGACTTGTAAAAGTTGAATTCATTGAAACAACTGAATTATCACAAGAAGAATTAATTGCTCAAAAAGAAGCAGAACTTTTAGCAATGTATGAAGAATTACAAAAACTAAAATCTACTTAGTTTTTTTTAATATAACATACAAACTAGGAAAAAATCATAGACATCCAATAGTAGACGATGTTCTTAAAGTCTACAAATCATTTAGAAGTTAACCATATTTATAACAAAATATTACTATGAATATTCCTATTTGGCCAGGTTCAAGTTCATTTGCTTCTGGATCTACACCGTTTGGATTTTATGATAATGATAATCAATTTCAACAAGATGCTGATAAATTTGCTAAATTTGCCGCTCAACGTTTAGGATATCCATTAGTCGAAATTGAACTTCAAGATATAAATTTCTACACTGCTTTAGAAGATGCAGTAACAACCTATGGAAACGAAGTATATGCTTACCAAGTAGCAGATAATTTATTAACTTTTCAAGGAAATCCATTAACTATTTCTTCTCCAAATAATAAACTTGTTCAAGAAACATTATCTAATGTTGTTTTACTTTCAAACCAATACGGAACAGAAGCAGGAGTTGGAGGTAAAGTCACATATTACTCAGGTTCAATTGATCTTATTGCAAATCAGCAAAATTATAACATGAATACTTGGGCAATTTCCCAAAGTATTTCAGGTGGTATTGAAATTAGAAGAATATATTACGAGGCACCCCCAGCAATTACAAGATATTTTGACCCATATGCTGGTACTGGTACTGGTATGATGCAAATGTTAGATAGTTTTGGATGGGGTTCATATTCTCCTGCTATTAACTTTATGTTAATGCCTATAAATTATGATTTACAAAAAATACAAGCAATTGAATTTAATGATCAAATTAGAAAATCACAATATACTTTTGAACTTGTTAATAATCAATTAAAAATATTCCCAATTCCACGAAATGCACATAAACTTTGTTTTCAATATGTTAAATTAAGTGAAACTAGACAACCGTATGCAGATATAAGTGGCAGTGTTATAACAAATGTGGCAGATGTTCCATATAATAACCCAGTTTATACTAATATAAATTCAATTGGTCGTTCTTGGATATTTGAATATGCTCTAGCTATTTCAAAAGAAATATTAGGATACATTAGAGGAAAATATGCAAATATTCCAATTCCTGGTTCTGAAATAACATTAAATCAATCCGATTTAATATCTGCTGCATCAACAGAAAAACAGGCATTAATAGAGCGTTTAAGAGCATATTTAGATACAACTTCACGTAAAGCTTTACTTGAAAAAAAAGCACTTGAAGCAGAAAGCCAACAAAAAACAATTAATTATGTACCAATGACAATTTTTATAGGATAAGATGGCATTATTTGGCTCAGCTCGTGATATTTCATTATTTAAACATCTTAATAAAGAATTGTTGTGGGACATCATTACTCAACAATGTGCATTTTATCAATTAAAAACAGCTGAAACTAAAGTAAATATTTATGGTGAAGCAGCAGGTGCTAGACATTATAATGAACCTGTTTTATTAAACGTATTAATTGAAAGAGGAGACTTTTCATCCCCAGTTGATGATTTTGGAGTAACTATAGACAGGCCTATGACCTTTAAATTTTTTAGAGATGATTTAATTTATGCTGAAATATTACCTAGAGTAGGAGATATTATCATGTGGTATGAATCATATTGGGAAATAAATAATGTTAATGATAATCAACTTTTTGCAGGTAAAGATCCAAATTATCCATATAATACAAACCCACTTAACCCAGGATTAGAAAATTTTGGTTTTAATGTTTCTATTATTTGTACAGCACATTATGTTCCTGCAGATAAAGTTCAAATAAGTTCCGAGAGAATTTAATATATATAATAAAACTAAAAATTTTACTTTTTACATATAAAGAATTTAGTGCATGCCTAGAACTAGAAAACCAAATCCAAAATCTCAAAGGCAAATTTTAAATGAACAAATTGAGCCATATGTTTTTCCTGAAACTGGAGAGTCACATGGTAACCCTAATTCTCCATCTAATTTTAATCAATTTACACCAAATGAACAAAGTGGAATCGATCATAATCGTTCCAAACAAATGTCATTTAAAAATGATTCAGTAAAACCATTTACTCTTGGATTTGAAGATATAGATGAATCTATCCATTATTATTTTTCTAATGTAATCAAACCCTCAGTTATACAAAATAATAATAGAATTGCAGTACCTATAATTTATGGTTCCCCAGAACGATGGAAATCAACTCAAAAAGATGGGTATTATAAAGATAAAAATGGAGCTATCATGGCACCATTAATCATGTTTAAACGTAGTAGTATAGATAAAAATAGGTCTATAGGTAATAAATTAGATGCAAATAGTCCAAATTTATATACATCTTTTAAAAAAACATACAATACAAAAAATGCCTATTCAAATTTTAATGTATTAAATAATAGGATACCAACAGAACAATTTATAGTTAATGTAATTCCTGATTATGTTACTATAACATATGATTGTGCTATTCAAACATATTATGTTTCTCAATTAAATAAAATAGTTGAAGCTATAAATTATGCATCTGATTCATATTGGGGAAACCCTGAACGATTTAAATTTATGGCTAGAATTGATTCTTATCAAACCCCAATTGAAATTTCAGATAATACTAATAGAATTGCAAAAGCTACATTTTCTTTAATTATTAAAGGATACATAGTACCTGATAATATTCAAAAACAATTAACAGCTATAAAAAAATACAATAGTAAATCTCAGATTATTATTGGAATAGAAAGTGTAAGTTCAATAGCATCATTTACACCTTCCTCTATATCACCTGTACCTGAACCACTACCTCCATCACCTCAAGATGACGTGTTTTCAAGTGCCTTTTCTAATGCTTTTAGTTAAAATATAAAATACAGATAATGTCTCAACAAAACAAATCTACTTTACAATCAGCAATTAATAGCCAATTAGCTGATAATACATCAGGTGATATCTCTGCAGCAGATGTAAGAGATAACTTGATTAACATGACGGATAGCCTCCTGTTTAATAGTGGCTCTCAAGATATTACAGGATCTCTTACTGCAACTTCATTTACCGGTTCATTACAAGGAACAGCAACAACTGCTTCCTATGTTGTAACGGCTCAAACGGCTTCCTATGTAACAACTGCTGCAACTGCTTCATATGTGTTGCCGACATCACCAGCTTCAGTTTTAGTAGCTGTTGATGGAATTGGAAGTGATTTTGTTTCAAGCAGTGCTAACACATATAAAGAATATTTAATTCCTGCTAATACATTAACTACTTCTTCAATTTTAGAAGTTGAAGTAGGAATTGTTAAAGATACTTCTAATGGAGCAACTAATGTTTATTTGTTTTTATCCTCTTCACTTGCATCAAATACTCTTGCATCTGCAACACTTAACACAAATCAAACATATTCCCCGTTATGGAGAAATTTTGCTATAAGTGGTTCTTCAATTATATCATTAACCCCAAATTCCACAGCGGCAACAGATGCTGTAGTATCTACCCTAGCAATTACATCTTCTTCAATTGATACTACGATTGATAATTATCTTTTAGTTATAACTCTTACCCCTGGCTCTAACGCAATTTCAAGATTATTATATTGTAGAATAACGGCACATAAATAAATTTATAATAATTTTTTAAAATGGGCCTCTAAATGAGGCCCTTTTTTTCATATTTATTAGAAAATGGCAAAAGCAAAAGCACAAACCGCAGTTTCATTCATGAAAAAACCTCGTAAAAAAAGACCTGGTGTTCATGCAAAATCAAAAACTAGTAAACTTAAATCAAGTAAAAACTATATTAAACCTTATACAGCACAAGGTAAATAAAACTTGGTTACATAATATTTTTATATTATATTGATAATAAATAAAACAAATAAATAAATAAAAAATGGAAACAGTTACAGAAAAACAGTTTTTAATTGAAGAAGAATTAAATAACTTAAAACAAATTCAAAACCAAACACAATCCCTAATATTAGAATTAGGTGAAATTGAAATGATCAAAATTCAAATTGAAGCACGTTACCAAAATGCTAAAGAATTTTTAGCTGAAATTTCAAATTTAGAAAAAGATTTTACAAAATCAATATTTGATAAATATGGTAAAGTAAATATTAACCCAAAAACAGGTGAGATCACTAAATTAGATTAATTTAGATCAAAATACACCATATTTATAATAAAATAATTTATTATGCCTGAAACTATTGTATCACCTGGTGTATTAGCTATAGAAAACGATCAATCATTTATTACTCAAGGGCCATTACAGGCAGGAGCTGCTATAATTGGCCCAACAGTAAAAGGAAAAGTAGGAATCCCTGTATTATGTACTACATATAGTGATTATTCAAATAAATTTGGCTCTACATTTTTAAGTGGAAGTCAAACCTATTCCTACCTAACCTCAATTTCAGCTTATAATTATTTTAATAATGGTGGCACTTCATTACTTGTAACTAGAGTAGTAAGTGGGACATTTGAACCAGCTACTTCATCAATTATTCCTTCATCAAATGCCGCTACTTCAGCTTCACTAACTTTAAATTTATCTTATATTCCTATTGATGTAAACCTTGTAGGTTCAAGTTCATTTGGAGTAAATGGAATTACATTTTATTTTACTGGGTCAACTGTAGACAATACTCCAACTATTATATATATTAATACAGCTTCATTTTCTGATTCAACTCCAGCAAGTTATGCTGTTACCTCATCTGCTATATTTAATATTAGTAGTTCTGCAACAGCATATAGTAGTTCATTACAATATATTTCTTCAAGTGTTTTATCATCTAATATAGTGTTTACTTATATTGGATCAAATGGTTTATTAGGTAATTCTCAGTATGTAAATATACCAAATAATATTTCTGGAGCATTTTCTAATGCTTTTTCAAATGCATTTAATACAATGTACCCAACCCAAAGTCAATTTTTTGGAGGTACAAATACTGAAGCATTTGTATTAGAAACCCTGTCCGAAGGTGAAATAATGAACAGCTCAGGTTCATTATATGCTAATGGTACATTAGAAAATGGAACAGCAGACAATCTTAGATGGCAAATTGTTTCACATAATGTAAATAATGGAACCTTTACTTTATTAATTCGACGAGGTAATGATTCTACACTTACTCCTTCAATTTTAGAAACATGGTCTAATTTATCATTAGATCCATTTGCTTCAAATTATATTGAAAGAGTAATTGGAAATCAATATGAAACTATTGCAAATGACAATGGTGAATATTATGTTCAATTAAATGGTGAATATCTTAATAAATCACGTTATATACGTGTTAAACAAGTAAATTTGACTACCCCAGATTATTTTGATAATACAGGGAATCCAAAACCTCAATATACTGGTTCTCTTCCAACATCTTCTTTAGGTGTATTTGGTGGAGCAATAGGAAAAAATTTACCAACAGGAGTAGCAGGAGCATATTACAATAACATTTCAAACACAAATATCCAAGGTTTACCGGCTTCTGCATATGCTGAATCTATTTCGCTTTTAGCAAATCAAAATGCTTATAAATATAATTTAATTACTGCTCCTGGTTTAATAGCAGATGGAACTAATTTCCCATCCCACTTTCCAGTAGTATCCCAACTAATTAATACAGTGCAAAATAGAGGAGATGCAATGACAGTAATCGATCTAGTTGGATACGGTTCCAATATACTCCCAGTAACTACAAATGCTATAACATATGATACATCATATGCTGCAACATATTGGCCTTGGGTTTTAACCATTGACCCTAACTCAGGAAGACAAGTTTGGGTTCCTGCTTCAACTATGATTCCTGGAACATATGCATTTAATGATAGAGTTTCAGCTCCATGGTTTGCACCCGCGGGTATTAGTAGAGGTGTAATGTCTAATGTCATTAGAACAGAACGTAATCTAACCCAAGGTAATAGAGATTTACTTTATGAATCCAATATAAATTCAATTGCAACTTTCCCTAATACAGGTGTAACAGTATTTGGACAAAAAACATTACAGAAAAAAAGAAGTGCTCTTGACCGTGTAAATGTAAGACGTTTACTTATTGAATTAAAAAATTTCATATCCCAGGTAGCAAATACTTTAGTATTTGAACAAAATACTGCTGCAACACGTAATAATTTTTTATCTCAAGTTAATCCATATTTAGCTTCTGTTCAACAACAACAAGGTTTAACAGCATTTAGAGTAATAGTAGATGAATCAAATAATACCCCTGAAGTAATAGATAATAACCAGTTAGTAGGCCAAATATATTTACAGCCTACAAGAACAGCTGAATTTATTGTATTAGATTTTAATATCTTACCTACAGGTGCAACTTTTCCTGCTTAATATAGGATTTTTAGAAAAAAATTAATATTTATAATAAAAATACAATGGCAAAATTTACAGTTTCTCCAGGAACATCAATAAATGAAATAGATAAAACTTTTTTAGCAGGACAACCTATTCAAGCAGGGGCTGCTCTTATAGGCCCTACAGTAAAAGGTCCTGTTGAAATCCCCACCCTAGTTACTTCTTATTCAGAGTATCAAAACCTTTTTGGAGACACTTTTATAAGTGGTGGACAATCTTATTCATATTTAACTTCAATTGCAGCTTATAATTACTTTACTTATGGAGGAACTTCATTACTAGTAGCTAGAGTAGCTTCTGGTTCATATGAATACGCAACTAGTACTACTATTAGTTCTTATTTAAACCAATCCTCAGCTTCATTTGTTTTAGAAACCCTTTCTGAAGGTATTCTTATGAATAACTCAGGGTCTATAGTTAGTAGTTCTTTAGTTTTGGGAAGTAAAGATAATATAAGATGGGAAATTACTAATTCAAACACAGGATCAGGTACCTTTAATTTATTAATTAGGCAGGGTAATGATACTGAAAATAATAAAGTTATATTAGAATCTTGGAACAATATAAATTTAGATCCAAACTCACCCCGTTATATTGCTAAAATAATTGGAAACCAATCAACTAATTATAATTCTAATACTAATCAAATAGAAGTTACAGGGGATTATCCAAATAGTTCTAGGTTTATTCGCATTAAATCTGTTAATTTACCTACTATAAATTATTTTGATGCTAATGGAGTTGCAGTTTCTGCATATACTGCTTCTATTCCACAAAATGGAAGTGGTTTATATGGTGGTTCATTTACAGGTGCTACTGGAAATGTAAATACTACTATTAATTTATATGATAAAATTTCAAATAATACTCAAGGGTTAGCAGGAAGTGATTATAATAATATGATCACATTATTTTCAAATCCACTTGCTTACCAATTTGGTCTTTTATTCACCCCAGGATTATTAAATGATGTTCATACATCTCAAGTTACAAGTATCATAACTAATACCATAGCAAGAGGTGACAACATGTATGTAGTTGATTTAGTATCTTATGGAACTGCAATTTCACAAACAGTAACACAAGCTCTTCAATCAAAAGATACTTCATATGCTGCAACTTATTGGCCTTGGGCTCGCATTATTGACCCTGGAACAGGAAAACATGTATGGGTCCCAGCTTCAACACTAATACCAGGAGTATATGCATTTAATGATAAAGTAGCAGCCCCATGGTTTGCACCAGCAGGTATTAATCGCGGGGGATTAAGTACTGTCCTTCAAGTTGAATCAAAACTATCTCAAGCACAAAAAGACATTTTATATTCTAGTAATGTAAATCCTCTTGCAACTTTACCTAAACAGGGTGTTGTAGTATTTGGACAAAAAACATTACAAAAATCATCATCTGCACTTGATAGAGTAAATGTAAGACGTTTAATGATAGAATTAAAAAACTATATTCGTCAAATTGCAGATACAATAGTATTTGAACAAAACACAGCTACTACAAGAAATTCATTTGTTGCTAAAGTTACTCCATATTTAGAAACAATTCAACAAAAACAAGGTTTATATGCCTTTAGAGTAGTAATAGATGATTCAAATAATGGACCAGATATAATAGATAATAATCAATTAATTGGACAAATTTATATTCAACCAACTCGTACAGCAGAATTTATTTCCCTAGATTTTATTTTATTACCAACGGGAGCAGAATTCCCAGCATAAAAATTTAAAGACGGAATATTTATAATAAAGAAATAAAACAAAAACAAAATGGCAATTTTAAATCCCAACGAAATTTTTTTCACAGCGTTTGAACCAAAACAGAAAAATCGCTTTATCCTTTATATAGATGGCATTCCATCTTTTATAGTAAAAGGAATGGGCGCTATTACATTAGAACAAACAGCTGTTGCCCTTAATCACATTAACATACAACGTTATGTAAAAGGAAAAACAAAATGGTCAACTGTCCAGTTTACTTTATTTGATCCTATTACTCCTTCAGGAGCTCAATCTGTAATGGAATGGGTTCGTTTAGGTCACGAATCAGTAACAGGTAGAGATGGATATTCTGATTTTTATAAAAAAGACCTAACATTTAATGTTTTAGGCCCAGTAGGTGATGTAGTTTCTGAATGGATACTTAAAGGAGCTATGATTACTAATGCAACATTTGGTGACTATACTTGGGATGATGAAGGTGCCCCAGTAGATATTACATTAACAGTCCAACCAGATTATTGCATATTAAATTATTAATATACATAATCCAACATAAGAACAAAAGCTCCGCATATATTTGTTGGAGCTTTTATTTTTCTTTAGAATATTAAATATTTATAACTATATTATAGTAAATGAACTTAACTACTTTACGTACTTTAGTAAAAGAAGAACTCAAAAAAACTTTAAGTGAAGACTACCAGGATAAATTTAAAATGGTAGGAACTCTTATTACTAACCTTGAATCTAGACCCCAAAAAGAAATTTATTCAGATATTCGTTCAATTACTGGAATATCAGTTATTTCATCAAAAGAACCACTTGAATATAATGAACAAGATACTACTAAATTTCAATCAATATTAACAGTTAAAGTAGATGGTTACCCATTCATGACAAAAGGAGGATTTAGTAGAGATAAAATGACAGAAATAGCTGCCCAAATTAGAAAAGTACCAGGAGTTATTGCTTTTAATTTTAATCCTGATAATATTTCTCCTCTTTAATATATGTATATAAGACAATAAAGTTATAATAAAATAAAAATTATGGAAGAATTTGAAGTTCAAACAGAAACAATTGAATTGCCCTCTAAAGGTTTAATTTACCCCCCAGAAAACCCATTATCATCAGGCACCATTGAAATGAAGTATATGACTGCAAAAGAAGAAGATATTCTTTTGAATCAAAATTACATTAAAAATGGTACTGCTATTGATAAATTAATGAAAGCACTTATTGTATCTAAAATTAATTATGATGATTTAATAGTTGGTGATAGAAATGCAATTATGGTTGCTTCTCGTATTTTAGGATATGGACCTGAATATACATTTGAACATAATGGTGAAGAACATACTGTTGATTTATCTCAAATAGAAAACAAACCATTAGATGAAGAAAATTTCCCTAAAGGTGTAAACGATTTTCCTTTTACGTTACCTCATTCTAAAATTAATATTACATTTAAACTATTAACTTCTTTAGATGAAAAAAATATAGATAGAGAATTAGAGGGACTTAAAAAAATGAACAAAGATAGCTCTCCAGAACTATCAACTCGAATGAAATATATAATAACTTCTATAAATAAAAATCAAGAAACAAAATATATTCGAGACTTTGTAGATAAGCATCTCTTAGCTAGAGATTCAAAAGCCCTTAGAACATATATTAAAGCTTTCCAACCAGATGTAGATCTAACTTTTTTTCCCGACGATAGTTCAACTAAAATCAATATACCAATTGGGCTTAAGTTTTTTTGGCCTGACTTTGGAGAATAGTTCTCAAGCTAAAATAGCAATATACAAACAAATTCATCAAATTTGTTTTCATGGAAAAGGAGGATACAGTTGGCATGATGTTTACAACATGCCAATTTGGCTCCGTCGTTTTATTTTCTCCGAAATTAAAACCTACTATTCGGAAGAACAACAATCATATAAGTCTAAATCCCAACCTAATACAAAAACAGTAATAGACTCAGAAGGTAAAGTAAAATCTCCTGAATATTTAAAACACGTTAAAAAACCAATTAAATATAGTTAAAAGTATTATAACTTAATATTTATAACAAAATAACAGAATATGGCTCTTAGTGATGATGCTAAAGACTTAAAAGGTGTACTTAGAGAAGTTCAAGCGGCAATGGAAGCCGCACGTAAATCTGGATTAGGAATAGCTGATGGTATGTCTGCTAGTAAAGATGCTTTAGCAGGACTATTAGGTGCAGCCCAACAATTTACAGAGTATCAAGAAAGTTCAACTGGAGCAAGTTATGAGCAATTAAAAGCTCTTCAAGAAAAATTTAAAACAGAAAAGGAAAATCTTTCTATATCCCAACAAGCTCTTATAGCACAAAAAACATTAGCTGAGAAACAAAAATTATCGAATGAAAGTCTTATAAAATCTCTTAAATTAAAAGAAAAATCAGATGAAATTTCAAATTCAGAAATAGTTGATTTAAAAGAAGCTATTAATAAAAATAAAGAATTAAAACAAACTATTGCAGAGCAAGGGATTCAAATGGCCCAAAATGAGTTAATTTTAAAAAATGTTGGTGGGGCAGTCCAACAACTAGAAAGTGATTTAGACAAAGCTGCTAAAAAAGCTAAAGATATAGAAGGATTTGAAAAAGCTATGGGTGGTTTTGGAAAGGCTATAGATAGTGTAAGAACTCCTTTAGATGGCCTTTTAAACCCCCTTAATTTAATTAATACAATTATTAGTTTTGTTTTTGGTCAATTTAAAGAAGTAGACGAAGCCGCTGGAAAAACGGCTAAAAGTATGAATATTTCCTACAACGAAGCTGTAAGAATGAGAGAGGAAATGGCAGCTGCTGCTGATGCTTCAGGAGAGTTAACTTTGAACTCTAAAGCCATGGAAGCTACTCTCGTAAACATAAATGCTGCTTTAGGATCTAGTGTTAAATATTCTGATTTAAGTGAGCCACTTAAAAAAGATATTCAATTAATGTCCCAATTAGAAGCAGCAGCTGGGTTAACAGGAGAACAATCCCAAGCTATAATGAAATATTCTATGGGCACTGGGCAACATGCTAAAGACGTTACTAAAGAATTAATGGCTTCATATAAAGTTCAAGGCCTTAAATCAGGACTTGTACTAAATGAAAAAGATGCTATGAAAGCCATAGAAAAAACATCTAAAGCTATCCAAATGTCTTATGGTGGTAATGCTAAAGAACTTGGAAAAGCCTTAGCTGCTGCCAAAGGATTAGGTGTTGAATTAAATAAAGTTGATGATATAGCAGGTAGTTTGTTAGATTTTGAACAATCAATTGAAAACGAATTAAGTGCTGAATTATTGTTAGGAAAAGATATAAATCTTGAAAAAGCAAGACAAGCAGCATTAAATGGTGATCTAGCAACAGTAGCAGAAGAAATCACTAAACAAGTAGGATCAGCAGCTGAATTTAATAAAATGAACCGCCTCCAGCAAGAAGCAATGGCTAAAGCTATTGGTATGAGTAGAGAAGAATTAGCTGGTGCTTTAATGGAACAAACAGCACTTAAAAATATAGGTGCTGAATCTATTGCACAAGCCCAAGAACAATATAATTTAGCAGTAAAAGAAGGAAGAGAAAAAGAATTTTTAAATGAACTTGGTGACGAAGCACTAGGTAAACAACTTGAACAAACCTCAGTAGCTGAAAAAGCCCAATTAGCCCAACAAAAAATGGCAGATGAAACCATGCCTGCTATAGCTAATACTTTAACAAAAGTATCTGATAATTTTGAAGATATTTTTAAGAAGGTAAAGAGTATTATAGACCGTCTTGGAGGAATGAAAACAGTTATGATGATAATAGCAGGTATAATGACTGCTAAAATAGTTAAAGGGATTATGGATTTTACTGGAGGGGCTATGAAAGCATATCAATGGGTGAAAAAAATGAAACAAGCTGAAGAAGGAGCTGCAAAACTATCCCTTATTAAAGGGGCATGGTCCTCTTCAGGTATTATCCCATTTGTAGGTGCTGGTCTAGCAATAGCCGCCATTGCTGCAGGAATAGCTCTTATATCTAGTATATCTAATACTGGAGATGATGTTTTATCATCATCTCTTGGAGATAGCGGATATGGAAAAAGAGTATTGTTTGGTCCTGAAGGTGCTATTAAACTTAACAATAAAGATACTATTGTAGCTGGAACAGATTTATTTGCCGATGATGCTGTTATGGAACCTGGAAAAGCTACCCAATCCGCTAATAAGGGAGAAATTAAAATTAAATCTGAAGGTGGTGGAGGACAAGACATGTCAGCAATGGTATCAGCAATAACATCCTTAGCAAATAGACCTATCAATAATTATATGGATGGTGAAAAAGTAGGAGAAGCTTCATTCTTAAAAATGAAAAACAGAAATTATCAAATAATGTAATGTTCAATATGTATAACAAAAAATTAATTAACTATGGGACTATTAGACAAATTAACAACAGAAGGTTCACAATTAAACCAATTTAGCGGGCAAACCCCTCCACTATCAAATACAGATGTGCAAGGATCTACTTTACATGATCAATATTCTATTAATGGTACTCCAAACATGACAGGATTTCCAACCCCTTCACAATTAGATTTAGATGGAATAATACCCCCAATTTCAACAGTGCCTGGATCTTCACAACAATTGCCTTACTTGAATAATCTCCCAGAATAAACTATTTAGATGGGCCTTTTAATAAGATTAAAATCTCCAATTAATGAGGGAGGTACTGCTCTAAAATCTCTTAAATACGGCCATGATAGACCAGGTGGAGGAGATAGTGGACAGCCTTACATTATAAGTTCAATTGATCAACCTTCTTCAATATCTGATGAAGATACAATTTTACGAGGTGGTTTAAAGGCACCTTCTTCTGCACTTGAAGACGTTTCGCGTTTAACTCAATATTTTTTTGATAGTAAAAATCCTGATGGGTTACTTTTTATTGAAAAACAAAATATATTATCTAGAATATCACCAAAAACAGAAGCTTTTAATGGAATTTATACTCCTTCTGTAACATTAGGACAAGCTGGTGTTGGATATTTAGGAACCCATTTTCTTAATTCAATTTTATCTTACCAAACGGTAGCTTATTCAAATAATGCCAATAATAATAGGCTTATACAATTAAAAGAAGAGTTAGATTCAAATTATGAAGAGAATAATAATAATCCAATTTTACGTTCATATGATGGTGGTCCTGGTTCTAATCAAGGTATTGGAGAAACACAAATAAAATTTGCTACTAAAAATAATTCGTTAATTCCATTAAAAACCACAGATGGATTATCATATCCCCAAATAAATTATACTAGACCAATAGAATATAATCTTAAGAACATATTTGGTAAAAAAGAGTCTAAATTTTATAAAGATAGTACCAATGGAAGTAATAGTGTATCTTTAAAACATATTAATAAGAATAATACATCAGAAAATGATTTATTTGGAAAAGATAATTATATAGAAGGCAATAATGGTATTTCACCAGATAATAGATTAGGAATCACTACAAATTCACCAAATCCATCTAAAGGAAGTACTGATTCATCTAAATTTTTAACAAATACTAAGAGCAAAGAAGAATCTAAAATTAATTTATCTAGTACAACTAGTGATGATTTTAGAAAGACCCTCTTCTCAGATTATTCTAAAACATTTTTAGGTGCTCCTTATGATTCTAAGAACAATATAGAAACTCTATTTAATTTAGGAAACCCAGGGCAACAAGGGGATTTATCTGATTATAAAAAAGGAAAACATAACGGGCAACCATTAGATAAAGTAAATGCATCCTATATATATAAATCAGATACACCCTCTACATCATCAGAATATGATGATTTAATTCCTTTTGTTATAGGAATATTAAATAATGAAGGTGAAAAAAAAAATGTAAAATATATGCATTTTAGGGCATTTATTAAAAAAATGTCTGATTCATATAAAGCTGATTGGAAATCAATAGAATATATGGGAAGGGCTGAAAATTTTTATAGATATAAAGGATTTGATAGAGATATGTCTATTGGTTTTACTGTAGTTGCTCAATCTGTTAAAGAACAAAATTCTATGTATGACAAATTGAATTTCTTAGCTTCATCCCTAGCCCCAGAATATCTAATTAACGGGTATATGGCTGGGAATATAGCCTATTTAACTATAGGAGATTATATAGTAGACCAACCAGGAATTATAACCAGTTTAGGATTTGATATTCCAGATGATTCTCCTTGGGAAACAGGAAGAGAGAGAGATGGAAGCCTATACAAGGATCCCCAATCTCCTAAACGTTTACCCCATATGATAGATGTTGATCTTAAATTTATTCCTATTCATACATTTAGACCACAGAAATTATATTTTGAAAATACTAATAAAAAAGTAGATGATGAAAATAATGATCTCCCAGATTTAGGAATACAAAAATATATTAATCCAAGTAGAAAAGTTCCAGAGAATATAAGTTATACTAAAGAAGGAAAAACATTATTTTCATATACTCCGCCTGCATCTACCTCACCAACTTCTGAAACATCACCCTCATCAACTCAACCTTTAGGCTCAATTTCTGAAGAAGAACTAGCATTCATACAATCCGCAGCAGATTTATATATTAGGGGAAATTAATGTTATGAGCAGATATTCACAAATACCAACAACAAAAATACAATTAGAGAATTCTTCTCCTATTGTATATAAAAAAGTAAGATATCCTTCAATTTCCCTTGATTTTTCAGATATTTATGTATATATTGCCCAAGGTGATAGATATGATACTTTAGCTCAAATTTATTATGGAGATTCTAGTTTATGGTGGATTATTAGTTTATCTAATCCTTCTCAAGGGGCTATTTCATTGATCCCTGAACTTGGGTCTCAAATAAGAATTCCATCACCTAACAGAATATCAAATATATTAGCTGAATATAATATATTAAATAATAATTAAATAAAGTTATGAAGAGTAATATAATAGGAGAACCTTTAGAGGATTATGTAATAGATCAAATAAAAGCTCGGCAATCTCTTCATGGGAGTGGAGTAGATAAATTTAGAACATTTACTCAAATAAATGTTTTGAATTCTCCAACAGCATGGATGAAACTAGCTTCATCCGTTAAAATTACCAAACAACAACGCCTTAAAGAAATAGGTATTGAGGACGATCTTACTGGACTTTTACTAGCTAAAAAATTCATTTTAAGCAGTGGAGTGTCTGTATTAGATAACAGTAATAATCTTATAAATAGAGGAGGATTTAATCCTTTAAGCGCCGACAATGATTCATCATATACATATGGCCCATATGGGTATGTTCCTATGCCTGGGTTAATATCCGCAGATATTAAAACATTAAATAGAGGTTCAATTAAAAAAGCCACAGTAAAATTAATTGCCCAAGATACTGCACAACTACAAATTATAGATTTATTATATCTAAGATTAGGATATACTGTTTTATTAGAGTGGGGTAATTCTTTTTATACTAAAAACGGAATAGATAAACATATTATTCGCGATACTGTTTTAGAAAAATATTTTTATAGTAATACGGATTTTCGAGAAACAAATAGTAAAATTGAAGAAGAAAGAGATTTTCATAAAGGAAATTACGATGGGTTTTTAGCAAAAGTATCTAATTTTTCTTGGAGTGTAAATAATGATGGTTCATATGATATTGAATTAACCCTAATTAGTTTAGGAGATGTTGTTGAATCCCTTAAAACCAATCTATCCCCAGATAATGAAACAGTTAAATTTATTAAAGGTACTAAACCTTATGAAATTGTGACTATTGAACCACAAGAGAAAAATGATGAAGAAGCAGAAGCTCCAACAGAACCTAATCAAGCCTCTAGTGTAATCAATTCTATGCTTTATATATGGAAATGGATAGATGAAGTGAATAAAGGAGTAATAAAGGATCCCACTTATTATGGTGTTAATATCTATGAAACTTTTTATGGTTATAACATGGCTAATAGATTAAGGGATAGCCTAAATGATGATATAATTACCTATGGTACACATCAATTTTCATATCTTTTTATAGGAGAAATTACTTTATATTGGGGAACAGAACAAGGAAGTACGGGAGCTGGTAAAAAATTCCGCAACCCAAACCCCAAAGATCTTGAAGATTGGGAAAACATAAACTCATCTATCTTTGATTTATCATATGATGGAATTTCATGGGGGACATATGTAACATATAGGGGGCAACATGGGGCTTATACAACTGAAACTAGTTTATATCCTGACCAGTTAAACGGGGGTTACATCACAATGTATAGATATGAGATAAAGGACTATTCCCTCCCTTATAATGATTCCCCCCAGGTATTAAAACATTATGAAAATGAAATATATAAATGGGGAAAAAAACTTTTTAATAATGGAGGAGGGTTTGCAGAAGATATGTCTAAGGGTAATCCAAATTATTTGGCAAATTCTTCAATACTTACAACACAAGTTGATAAAACATTTTTAACAGATTCAGATGATGAGAAAGAAAAAAATGATGGTGTAAATGTTGTAAGTGATGGAAGATTTGATGATGGAGCGGGGTTTTTTTACAATACCAAAGGACCAAAATCAAAAGATAAATATGATAATCCCCACTACTATAATTTATATAGTAGCGTTATATACCCAAATGGTGAAGAAAAAAAAATCTTCCTAAATATTCCACATGACTGGTTAATAGGTGGTAAAGTAAAGCCTGATGGGTTTTTAGAAGCAATAATATATAATACACAGACTATTTCCAAAAACTCCTCTGAAAGAGGCCCCATTACAAATTACATTAAAGAAAAAAAAGGAAAGGATTTTGGTCCACAGATACTTTCAAATCCATTAAAAGATGCTGAACCCCAAGATGCTATTAAAATAATATCTAAAAATCCTGCATATTATTTAAGATTTGGATTTTTACTTAAATTTATCCGAGAAAATATTTTACCTAAAATTAAATTAGGGAAAAATAATAACCCTCCTATATTCGATATTAAATTTGATTCTGTGAAGGATATAATGTTTTCTGTTGAAGATCATATTTCATTGGATCCTAAAGTATGTATCATTAGAAACGATAAATTTCTAACCAATTCTAGTGGAACCTCGATCAAAGCATTTGAGGGAGGTTGTTTGATTTTTAAAGTAGCAGACAACCCATACTCTAGCTCAGACCCTAATCACCCAAAAGTAAATAAAGATTTTGCTGGATATATAATGAACATTTATTTAAATTTTGATTTTATAGAGGAAAGTTTAGCAGAAGATGAAAGAGGAGATGTAAATTTATTTCAATTTCTTAGCAACATATGTAATGGGATAAATAGGGCTCTAGGTGGAATTAACAATTTAGAACCAATATTAGATGAAGATACTAATTCTTTACGAATTATAGATACTACTCCAATACCTGGAACCCATAGAGATTTCAACCCAAAAGACTATAGTCTTATATTAACAGGATATAGTAATAAAAAAAATATATATGAATCAAATTTTATTAGAAAAGTAGATTTAAAAACAGCAATAACACCAGAATTTGCAACTATGATTACTGTTGGAGCAACTGCAGGGGGTTATATAAAAGGAACAGATGCAACAGCATTTTCAAAATGGAATGATGGCTTAGTAGACCCATATAAACCAAAATTAGTTGTTACAAAATCAACATCATCTAAAACAGAGAAGAATGAGGAGGAAGAAGCAGAATCAAACTGGAAAGACAAATTTGAAGAATTAAGAGATGATCAAAAAATACAAAGATTTGGGTATATTCAAATTGTAGAAGAAAGTGGGGAAGATCCATTTTTTGAATTAAAGGATAGTATTATTAAAGAAAACATTACTATTGGAACAGAATATTATAAACATTATGTAGCTAAAACCTCTAATAAAGAAAACAATGGTGGAGGTACTATTGGATTCATTCCATTTAAATTAAGCATTACTATGGATGGCTTATCTGGAATAAAGATATATAATAAACTTAATGTCGATACTAGTTTTTTACCTCAATCATATGGAAATAATTTAGATTTAATAGTAACGGGAGTATCCCATAGAATCCAAAACCAGGATTGGGAAACAAGTATTGAAACCACTGTAATTCCAAAATCATCCCCAAATAAATCTAGCCGGGTTAGAATATCTAGCGTTGTTAGCAATGAATCCCCAAGTAACCCAAATATCGGAGGTGGAGGAGGGGCATCCACTCCAACTATAACTAGTACAGAATGCCTTATTCCTGGTGGAGGTGGATATAAATGGAAACAAACATCCTTAGAAACAAGATTTGGCATTCCTATTAAATATTATTCTGATGGAACTGCTCCATTAAAAAAACCTATTGAAAAGAAACGAGCTTGGTTTTACCTATGTCCAAAATGGGGAGCTGCAAATTTAGAAGAAATACAATTTCCTTGGAATGACAAAGGAACTAAAAAATTTCGAAAACTTAGAGTATATAAAGACTATGCTGCTAAACTTAAACCCCTATTAGCCCCAGGATCAACAATAGATACCGAAGGATGGAAATATATTACCCAATTCCCAGAATCTTTAGCCTCTCGTAATTCTTCCACATCAACTAGATTATCAAACCATGCTTTTGGTCTTGCTATAGATTTCAATTATAACATAGATGGATTTGACATTGGAGAAAAAATTGATCCAAATACAATGCAATATAAGCCAACAACAACCTCTAGTTTAAAACTAATATCATCCCATCCAAAGAGAAATATTGTAGAAGGATTTATAGAATATGTTGCTAAACCTATGGGGATAGCTGGAATTGGGTGGTTATGGAGAAACGATGCAATGCATTTTTCTATCTATGAAGGAACTTCTACTTATAACCAAACCACAGGTAAATGGAGTTAACATATATTAAATAATAGTAATAATGTCATATTATCCAAAATCTCAAATAAAAACTAATCTTTACACAGCAGGAAAATATAGAATTCCTTCTTCCCCTATAGAAGGATATAAAGGATATTACTATGAAACTTCTTCTGGTAAAAAATATACTGGAAAATTCCCTGGAGATGGATTAAATACACTATTAACCCCTAACATACCTTCAGGAGAAGTAAACCCTTATGATCTCTCTAATTATCAACCAGATACATACATAATTGTAAACAATGTAGTAGTAGGTGATAGAGCAGGAGACCCAGATTTTGATCATAATTATACTCCATTAAATCAAAATTTACTACCTCGTTCAATCCCCTCATTTCATTATCCAAAACCAACCCCACAAGAAATTCAACAAGGAGCAATTACAAGATATTTTTGTAAAAAGAACAATGAGTATAAATACATTGAAATCAATAAAGACACATTTAATAAACTTCAATCTCAAGATAAATCAATAGCATGGGACTTATATACTCCTACATCTTTAACATATAATCTTAATAGTAGATCATTTTACCTTTCCCCATCAATTATTGAATCTCGGCTTGGGTGGATTGGATTTTCTAAATATGCAAAACTATTAAAAGTATATACTGAAGGAAGTAGAACAACCGGCAACATAGCAAATCCATCATCACCTAGTAATATTAATGATTTATATACTTCTGGAGATGAATTTACTACTCAAAATGGCCAAAATTATGTAGGATTTTACCATGTACATAAAAACACCACCCCAATGGTAGGAAAAACTCATACTGATGCTCCTCATGAAACCCTTATCCCTGTTTCAGGCAAAACCCTTCTCCAAATAGTTACCAAATACCTATCTAACCCAGAAAATTTGCCAACATTTCTTCAAAATAATACAAATACTTCTTATTCCCAACCTGATACTACAGAAAATATGGGATCTAGTGGTGGAGGAATGAGTAGTGGTGGAGGATATAGTGGTGGAGGAATGAGTAGTGGTGGAGGATATAGTGGTGGAGGAGGTGGGGGTTATTAATTTTTTTTGGATATTTAAAATACTTTTTGTATCTTCAAAACATGTATTGGCTTATAGAAGATCAAAAGAAAATAGATATATTTTGTCAAATTAAGTACGAGGTAGCTTATGTTGAAGTAATACCTACATCACATAATTTACATCCTGTTGAAAACGAAATATGTGCCTTATATATTCGTCCAAGAGACGATTCAAAAGGATATATCATACCAATAAACCACAGTGAAACAATAAATACAACAATAGAAGATTGTTTAAAAGTACTAAATAGTATAAAACATATTTATGTAAGAGATAGGAAGGAGTTTTTACATTATTTTTGCATTAAACATTGTGCCCAATACTCACCTTCCCCACATACGTATATACCACAACTAACACAAGCTCACACATATGTTTACAACAAATACCCAACTTTATACAATTTAAATACAATAGTTCCAATTGTAAAACATTACGAGGTATGTGAACAAAATTTTGCTAATTTTAAGTTAAAAGAATTAAATCCATTTTACAATAAAGCAGCGCTTGTGTTTAATCAACTAGAACGAGCGGGTATAAAAGTAGACCAAGCATTATTCGAACAACATTTTGATAAAGAAATAGATGAGTTTATATACACGCAATACAATTTAAATACATTAACAACCCGTCCTTCAAACACATTTGGAGGAATTAATTTTTCAACTTTAAATAAAGACAATGGAGAAAGAGAATGTTTTATCCCCCGCAATAACATTTTTATTGAAATGGATATTAGTGCTTACCACCCTACCCTTCTTGCTAGTTTATTGGATTATAATTTTGGTGATGTGGATATTCACAGTAGTTTCGCTCAAATGTATGGAGTGGACTATGCCAAAGCAAAAGAAATCACGTTTAAACAACTTTACGGTGGAATTTGGAAAGAATACAAAGAAATAGAATTCTTTAAAAGAACCCAAGCGTATATAGATGATTTATGGAATACTTTTAGCTCTGGTGGATATATTAAATGCCCTATTTCAGACCATAAATTTATAAAAAATGAAATGGAGGATATGAATCCACAAAAGCTTTTAAATTATGTTTTACAAAACTTGGAGACTGCAAATAATGTTCTTATATTATGGGACATTTTTAAAATATTACAAGGAAAAAATACTAAACTTGTATTATATGTTTACGATTCATTTTTATTTGATTTTGACCAGAATGAATCAGAAATAATACCTAAAATACTAGAGATATTTAATAAACATAAATTACAAGTTAAAATTAAAAAAGGTACAAACTACAATAATATTAAATAAAGTTATGCACACTATTTTGAACCAACCATATCATATGTATGATCAGTATGACTTTGATCAAGTTTTTGATTTTA